CAAGAATTAGCCAACAAATACAAACTCCCAGATGAACCTAAATCAGTTCAAATTGGTGTTAGATTTGAAGCACCACAAGAACACTTCCAAAAACTAATTGATATTTCATATGACTTTAAGTTATATAGAAAATTTGATAATGAAGGAGTTTCATTACGTTCATTCTGTACAAATAACAATGCTGCTTATGTTGCTGTAGAGGAAACATATGGTGATCATTCATATAATGGACATGCTAAGAAAGACGAAGCATATAGAAACAATATGACTAACTTTGGTATCTTGATGGAAATTAATGGTATTGAAGATCCATTTAAATGGTCACGTGATGTGGTAAATAAAGTACAAGCAAATGGTACTGGTTTATATTATAGTCCATCTCGCCAACCATCAACAACATCTGAAGGTAATGATGTAACATCAACTCAAATTAGTTTAGATACATTATCTCATGTTGTTGAACCTGCTATGGAAGGTTACTTTAAATATATTATGGATTTTATTCAAGATATGAAAAAAGTATTCCCAACATTACAAGATGATTGGGGTATTTACATTCCTGAAGTAAAATATTTGTCACCTGAAGTAAAAGTAGATTATAAGAATCTAGCATTAGTAGATTATCCAAATGTGCACTTTGTAGGTGATGCTTTAAGTGCCCGTGGAATTACAGTATCAGGAGCACAAGCAATTTATGTTGCTGAATCTGTGCTTGGAGAATATAAAAAACATGTGTATCTTTATGATCAAGGAACAGGAGATTTATTTTAATATGGAACAAAAATCAAACCACAAATACACTCCATCAAAAAAGCTTACTAAAGCTGATGGTACAATTGCTTATGTTTTCGATAATAAGCTTCACAACTGGGAGGGACCAGCATTAATTCCTGAAGGTGATAAACGCAAACGGGAATATTATCTTAATGGTATTAAAAAATCAGAAGAAGAATGGAAACAAGCTCGAAAAGAAAGAGAAGGATTACCTTGGTATAAAAACCCAGGATTAAAAGGACAAACAAATAGATTTTAAAATGGGACACAAATATGAACCAATCCCTCGCAAGGGAGATAGATATGAAAAAGCATGGGGTTATGAACTTTGGATTGTAAATCATGATGCTTATTGTGGTAAACTTCTTGTATTTGAAAAAGGTAAAAAATTTTCAATGCATTATCATTTGATTAAAGAAGAATCATGGTATGTAGCTAAAGGAGAATTTGAATATAGATGGATCAATACTGAAACAGCAGAAACAAAAGTAGTTTGGCTTAAAGAAGGAGATGTTGTAGATTTAGAACGTGGTCAACCTCATCAATTAATGGCAATTACTGATGAAGCTACAATTTTTGAAGTATCAACAAAACATTTTGAAGAAGATAGTTATCGAGTTAAAAAAGGAGATTCACAAGGATGAAAATAGGTTTTTGCGGAACAATGTCAGTGGGTAAAACAACGCTTGTTAATGCGTTAAAAGAATTACCTGAATTTAAAGATTATACATTTAGAACAGAACGTTCAAAATATTTAATGGAATTAGGTATTCCTTTAAACACAGATTCAACAACTAAAGGTCAAGCAGTATTTTTAGCTGAACGAGCAAGCGAATTAATGCAAGAAAACATCATTACTGATCGTACAATTATTGATGTTATGGCGTTTGCTAAAGCATCTAAATCTATGAATTATTATGATGCTGAAAAATTTTGTGAATTTGCTAAAACAATGATCCACGAATATGATTATTTATTTTACGTTTCCCCAGAAGGTGTTGAAATGGAAAATAATGGAGTTCGTGAAACAGATTTAAATTATAGAGAAACTATTAATTTTCTTATTAAACATCAGTTGGATTCTAACAAACATAGAATAAAAAAATTAGTAAATATTAAAGGTTCTACTGAAGAACGTATTGCCCAAGTGAAATCTGCCCTTTCTTTGTAATATTTATAACAAAATATTTTTTACAATGAAAAAATCCGAAGCAAAAGAATACATTAAAGAACTTATTGTTACAGAATTATCTGAAACTAATGTAGATGAAGGTACATATGTGGGACCAGCAGCTGTAGCTGCTCTTCAAAAAGATCCTAAATTTGCAGCTTCAAAAGATAAAGTAACTCCTATTAATACTTTAAAAGCAGGTGGTAGTGTTACTTTAGAAAACGAAGAAGAATTTGATGCTGAACCAACTGCTAAAGATATTGCTGCTAATGCTTCAATTGCTAAATTACAATCCAAATATGGTGAAGTAGTTAAACAAATGAAATCAGTTGTAAATAAATACAAATCAGCAGAAGGTGTTGAAAAACAAAAATATGTTGATCAATTGAAAGGTTTAACTAAGCTTAAAAAAGAACTTGAAGCTATGATTAATCCTTCAATGGACGACGAAGACGAATAATATGAATTTAAAAAAGGTTTTTAAAAATTTACAAACAGTAATCATACTAGTTTTGATTATTGTTATATTATTGATGAGAAATTGTTCTGGTAAAAGTACAACTTCTCCAAATAAACCTCGTATTGAAAAAGATACAGTAGTAGAATATATTACAATAACTAAAAATACACCTGTTTATATTCCTAAAATTAAATATATAAATAAAATCGATATTGATACTTTTTTAGTATCTAACCGAATCGATACAAATGCAATTTTAGCAGATTATTATTCTGAAGTATATTATGACGATGAACAAAATCTTGATAGTTTATATTTAACTATTTTAGATACAATTTCTCAAAATAGAATTATTGGAAGACAAATTAAATATACTTTAAAATATCCTCAAACAACTATTACTGAAAAAATTTATATTAATCAAAGAGAATTTTACGTTGGGCTCGGAGGTGCCGGAACCTTCACCCAATTAAATTATTTTGGTACTGAATTGTTATATAAAAATAAAAAGAAACAAGCATACGGTCTTGGAGTTGGCATTAATCAAAACTTAGTCCCAGTATTATCAGTTCGTATGTACTGGAAATTAGGTAAATGAGTCAACAACCCGATTTAAGACAAATAATACGTGAAGAGTATTTAAAATGTGCAGCAGATCCTGCTCACTTTATGAAAAAATACTGTCATATTCAACACCCCCAAAGAGGTAGAGTATTATTTAATTTATATCCTTTCCAAGAAAAAACATTACGTTTATTTAGAGATAATCCTTATTCGATTGTACTCAAATCTCGCCAGTTAGGTATCTCAACATTAGCTGCAGGTTATTCTTTATGGTTAATGTTGTTTCATAAAGATAAAAACGTACTTTGTATTGCAACTAAACAGGAAACTGCTCGTAACATGGTTACGAAAGTTAAGTTTATGTTTGATAACTTACCTTCATGGTTAAAAATACAAGCAGAAGAAAATAACAAATTATCATTACGATTAAGTAATGGATCTCAAATTAAAGCAACATCAGCAAGTAGTGATGCTGGTCGATCAGAAGCAGTATCTTTACTAATAGTCGATGAGGCTGCTTTTATTGAGCAAATTGGTGAAATTTGGGCCTCAGCTCAACAAACCTTAGCAACGGGTGGTGGTGCAATTGTATTATCAACACCATATGGAACTGGAAACTGGTTTCATAAAACTTGGGTTTCTGCTGAAAATGCTGAAAATGATTTTTTACCAATTAAACTTCCATGGTATGTTCACCCTGAACGAGATGAATCTTGGAGAAAAAGACAGGACGAATTACTTGGTGATCCTAGATTAGCATCCCAGGAATGTGATTGTGATTTTAGCACATCAGGTGACGTAGTGTTTTATCCTGAATGGGTTGATTTTATAAAAGAAACAACAATTAAAGACCCCCTTGAGCGTCGAGGAGCAGATCAAAATCTTTGGGTATGGGAACCAGCAGATTATACACGCGAGTATATAATAGTAGCTGACGTAGCCAGAGGTGATGGTAAAGACTCTTCCGCTTGCCATGTAATTGATATAGCAACTAATACACAAGTTGCAGAATACAAAGGACAACTTCCACCTAAAGAATTTGGATATTTTTTAGTTGGTTTAGGATCCGAATATAACAATGCAATGTTAGTAGTAGAAAATGCCTCAATTGGTTGGGCTACATTAGATGCTATCATTGAAAGAGGTTACCGTAACCTATACCATTCACCCAAATCAGACCAATTAACAGCTGAATCTTATTTACGAGTATTTGAAGGTGGTTCTGAAATGACACCTGGATTTACAATGTCTTTAAGAACAAGACCTCTTGTAGTAAATAAATTTAGAGAATACGTTGGTGATCGTTCAGTAACAATTCGCTCAAAACGTTTGTTAGAAGAAATGAAAGTATTTATTTGGAAAAACGGCAGACCTGAAGCTCAATCTGGTTATAATGATGATTTAGTAATGAGTTTTGGTATGGGTATGTTTTTAAGAGATACATCATTAAAATTCCAACAAATGTCTCATGATATGACTCGAGCTACGCTTGGTAATATGAGTAAGAGTACGTATGTTGGTGCTTACAATCCAAATGCTCCAAAAAATCCATATCAAATAAAAACAGATGATGGATTTGAGGATATTAGATGGTTATTGTAATATTTATATATAAACAAAAATAAAATGGCAGATACTAGTTTATTCACCCGATTACAACGCCTGTTTTCTACAGATGTAATCGTTAGAAATGTAGGTGGAAACGAATTAAAAGTGATGGATGTTGATTCAATTCAACAATCCGGAGATGTTGCTACAAATTCATTGATGGATAGATACAATCGTTTGTACTCCCCAGCATCTACTTCACTTTTAGGTTCCCAGATTAATATAAACTGGCAATACCTTAGAACCATGGTCTACTCAGACTATGATAATATGGATTACGATGCGATTGTTGCCTCTGCTCTTGATATTATTTCTGATGAAAGTACATTAAAAAATGATATGGGAGAAGTGCTTCATATTAAATCAAATAATGAAGATGTACAACAAATCCTTTATAATTTATTTTATGATGTACTAAACATTGAATTTAACCTTTGGTCTTGGATTCGCCAAATGTGTAAATATGGTGATTTTTTCCTCAAAATGGAAATAGCTGAAAAATATGGTGTTTATAATGTAATTCCTTACACAGCATATCACATTGAAAGACAAGAAAATTATGACCCAGAACACCCAAATGCCGTAAGATTTAGATATTCACCTGAAGGTATTTATGCTGGTGGTTCTGGTTATTATGGTACTCCCGTGTTAGGCCAATATCAAGATAACCAACCAGGTATTTATTTTGATAATTATGAAATGGCTCACTTTAGATTATTAACTGATGTTAATTATCTTCCATATGGTCGTTCATATTTGGAACCAGCTCGTCGTATTTTTAAACAATATGTGTTAATGGAAGATGCTATGTTAATTCATAGAATCTCACGCAGCCCAGATCGTCGTATATTTTATATTAATGTTGGTTCTATTCCTCCTAATGAAGTAGAAAATTTCATGCAGAAAACAATTTCTACTATGAAACGTACTCCATTGATGGATAGTAAAACAGGTGAATATAACCTTAAGTATAATATGCAAAACTTACTTGAGGACTTTTACATCCCAATTCGCGGAAATGATACATCAACTAAAATTGAAACTACACCTGGTTTACAATATGATGGTATTCAAGATGTTACTTATTTAAGAGATAAATTATTTGCTGCCCTTAAAGTACCTAAAGCATTTATGGGTTATGATAAAGATTTAAGTGGTAAAGCAACATTGGCGGCTGAAGATATACGTTTTGCTCGCACAATTGACCGTATACAACGCATTGTCCTATCAGAATTATATAAGATAGCATTGGTTCATTTATATTCGCAAGGATACACTGGTGAAGAATTAACTAATTTTGAATTAGATTTAACCACTCCTTCAATCATATATGATCAGGAAAAAATTGCATTATTAACTCAAAAAGTAGATTTAGCTCAAAAAATTATTGAAGCTAAATTATTACCTACAGATTGGATTTATGATAATATTTTCCACTTTAGCCAAGATGAGTATGATGAATATAGAGATTTATTAGCTGAAGATCAAAAACGTGCTTTCCGTTATAACCAACTTGCTGAAGAAGGTAATGATCCTAAAGTAACAGGTAAATCATATGGTACCCCACACGATTTAGCTTCATTATATGGTAAAGGTAGAATGTACGACCAACCAGAAAATGTACCTGTAGGATACGGAGATGATTTAGAACTAGGACGCCCTGAAGAAAAATCAACTTTACGTAATACTCAAGATGATAATTTTGGTAAAGATAGATTAGGTGCTAAAGGAATGAAAAATGATGATAACGAATCAGATTCAATCCGCCCTCAATTTAAAGGTGATTCACCACTGGCATTAGAAGCTAAACAAATTTATCTTAAAAATAAAACACTAATTGAAAGTGTTGTTAAGAAAATTTCATTTAACGAAGATAAGCCAAAAGATCTGTTTGAACTTTTGGTAAGACAAATTACCTCGGATACTTTGTCAGGGAAAGATTCAAAGGCAACCAATATTCTAAAAAAATATTTTGTTAAAACAGAATTAGGAAGAGAATACAAATTGTATGAAACTCTATCCAAGCATAAAAATCTTACAGAAAGCAAAGCAGAAGTTGTAATTAATTCCGTTATTGAGTCTTCTAAAAATTTAAACAGAAGTGCTTTAAAAAGACAAAAATATAATTTAATTAAAGAAATATCTGAATCTTATAATTTAGATGAGTTTTTTAAAACAAAGTTACCAAATTATAAAATACACGCTGCTCTATATACATTAGTTGAGATTTATAATAGCGAAAATTTATCAAATCCAGATCAAATAATTAATAATAAAATTGCTCTTTTAGAAAGTTTAACAACACGTGCTGTTGATAAACAAAAAGTAGAAGATGATTTGATGACCGAATTTCAATCATACGATAAAGATTTACGTATTCTAACTTATAAAGTAATGTTAGAAAAATTTAATGGTAAATACGCAAATCTAAATGACAATCAAAAATCAGTACTAAAAGAATTTATTAACTCAGTTGATTCAACTCCAAAATTAAAAGAATTTTATAATACTAAAATTCAACAAATTAAAGAAGAATTGACTAAAGTTACTTTAAAAGTTAAGGATAAAGCAGTTCAAATTAAGTTAAATGAAGTTAATAATATGTTATTGCCTTTAGGAAAAACAGCTCCTGTAGGTGATGATGAATTAATTAATTTATTACAATATTTTTCATTATTAGAAGAACTTATTAAATCAAATGGGTAAATTTAAATTTAAGTTAAAAGAAGAACAAATCACTTTCAAACCATCTGAAGTTGATCCTGCTTTAATTCAACGAATTGAAAAAAGATATGGTCCTTTAGATATGGAAAATGACTTCTTTTCTAGAAATTTAGACACTTATTTTAAAACAAAATCCATAAATAAAGAAACTGGTTCTATTGACCATCAAGTTATTAAATTAGCTAGCTTTGGAGATTCTCATCCAACTCAGGATTTGTTTCTGGAGGTGAAGGTGAAAATCACACAGGTCCTTCTCCTCGAAAATCTACATATGGAGCTTATACTCAAGCTGGATTTAAAAAAGTAAATGAAGGTCCTGGAGCAACATTTGGCCCTGGCCCATCTGCAGGTCCTGAAGGAGTAAAAGATAACATTTATGTTAAAGACTTTAAATACAAATTAGTTAATCAAAAAGAATTAAATAAAAAAGCTAAAGGTATTGAAGTTAAACGAGTAATGGAAGCAACAGATGTTGAAGATTTCCTTAATGGTATTAATATTACAGATCCTGATAAAAGAAAATTTATAACAGATAGATTAGAAGGATTTGATACTTTAGAAGAAAAATTAAATGCTTTAATCCCTTTACTCCAATCAGCTAAACATGATACTATGGATTATTATAGAGAAAATCCAAATTCATATGCTGTTGTTTATGGAACAGATTTAGCAAATGACTATTTAAACGATTTAATAGACTTATTTAAAAAACAATAATATGGCAAATATCCCAATAAATTTTGGTGGAGTAATTTTAACAGCAGGTCAATCCGTAACAGGATCATTTGCTGGAATAATTTCTTTAGGAACTGGATCAGCAGCTTCTCCAACCGGATCAACAATATCCGCATTTAAGTATGGAAATGGGTTGCAAGCAAATCAAGCAATTATAGAAACAACAGGTGTATCATTTACTATCCCTGCAGGAGCTACAATTCCTTTATTTATAACTTCTTGTAGTTTAGCTGCAGGTAGTGCACCCGTAATTTTATACACATAATATTTATAACATATGAAAACATTACAACAAGAATATCAATTAATAAAAGAAGGAAAAGGTAATAAAGATCATTTTCTTAAAGTAGCTAGAAATATGTTTCCTGAATATATTGCTCATGGTAATGATTTTAACGCAGCTGTTTCTATTTTAAAAAGTAAAAGTCTTTTAAGTGAAGCTGTAGGTGGTGTTGTTACTCAATCTAAATCTCAACCTAATTGGTTTAAAATCTTTAATGAAAAAATTGAAGAAGCAGTAGGTGTTAAAGATAAAAAAGAATATGGTGATCAAAATGAATTTGAAAAAATTGATAAAGATGTTCAAGCAGATTTAGATCATAATTTTGATAACAATGATCCTAAAAATATTGATAATCTTTATGGTCAATCATTCTTATTAGGTTATTTAACTGAAATGGCAGATCCTAAAAATGCTAAAAAAACAGTTGATGAATTAAAAGCTATTGTTGCTAAAAACATGGCTAAAGACATTAATTATTATCACACAAATGCTTCATTTGGTGTTAAAGGCATTGGATACACTAAAGATTCAGTTGGTATGGGTGAACCAAAAGCACCAAAAGGAAAATATAAATCAAGTGGCTACGGCGATTTAGATAAAAAATAAATCATGAAACAAGTATTAATTGAAACAATCCCGTTTTCAGTTGCTCCCATACAACTAACTGAAGGTTTAAAAGCACCTTCTGGTAATCCTTTAGTTGAAGGAATACTTGCTACTGCCGAAGTTAAAAACGGGAATGGAAGATATTACCCAAAAGAATTATGGGAAAGAGAAATTGATAAATATTCTCAAATAGTAAAAGAAAACAGAGCAACAGGTGAATTAGATCACCCTGATTCTTCAATTATTAATCTTAAAAATGTATCTCATATTATTAGAGATATTTGGTGGGATGGTGATCAAGTAATGGGTAAATTAGAACTTTTACCTACAGTATCTGGTAATATTTTAAAAGCATTAATTGAAAATAATGTAACAGTAGGTGTATCATCTCGTGGTATGGGTTCACTTAAACAAATTGGTGAAACATTAGAAGTACAAGATGATTTTGAATTATTATGTTGGGATTTTGTTTCAACTCCTTCTAATCCAGGTTCATATATGCATTTGGTAAAAGAAGGTAAAGAAAATCTTCTTGAAAATAAATTTGCAAAAGTAAATTCTATATTAACAGAAATACTTTGCGCTAATGGGACGTGTCCTATTTTCTAAGACGCCTGCTACCTTAGGCAATAAATGTACCCGTAAGCATACCATAAGAACTGCTTGCGGGTCTTTTTTTTTTTATGCAACATTCGACTTTGAAGAATCTCCATATATGTATATTCGTAATATGCGATTTTCTTATATCGCATCACACTAATAAATCTTATTACGCTTCGAGTAATCTATAATAAGCGTATTTCCAACATTTAATTTGAGGACAAAAAGTATGAACAGAGATCTGCTAAAAGAAGCAATCGCTGATGCAAAA